TCTTTAATGGATGAAAGGAACAATATAAACGGTGACAAAGGGAGAAATCTGGAAAATTGCGTTAACCATGCGGGACTATATAGGATTAGGTGGGATGAGTAGGGATGAGATTTTAATTTGTCGCAGAATAGATTTAAATAAAAATGCGTTTCAAAGCAATATAAACGGTGACAAAATATTTCATTCATCATCCTCCTGAACGCCGAGCTAACTTGCTCCGGTTTTGGGCGTCAAGTTAAGAGACTGGTTGTGTTGCCGTTCAAGCATAAAAACTTACTTTAAACTGAATTACATGACAAATAACCTATTTCCGTGGTTGCATCCTACGGGCAAAATATGCAACCAACGCGCACTTCACATTAAAAACATAGAATATCTAACAATATCAGTTGTGTATCGCTATTTTTATATAAAATGTTAAATTTTTACGATGCAACCACATTGCAACCACATTTTTTTCTTGACAGACGCCTTTTCTTCGTTTATATGCTATAACCATAAGCGTCAAAGTAAGCACCAAAAAAAAGGAGAAAACACATGAGCAGATTCTTTAAACGTAAAAATCGGTTTTTAGGGCGTATTGGAGTCTTCGCCACATATAACGACCTCAAGACTGCTCTTTTCTACCACCTCCCTGAATCAACTTTAAAAAAGTATGGGGATCTTTTTTCTGAGCGTCTGGTTCGTCGGGATTCGCAAGAGAGGCCAACCCCTTGATGTATATCCGGCCCGGAATGTCTTTAGGGCAACTTTCATATTGTCCTAAAAGTATAGGATGTATCGCTTTCGCTATCACCGGATCGTGGCATATCGCCACTGTCAGCGTCCCCAGGGCAAGCATAATCGGAATAAGATATTGTTCATTTACAGCCTTTAAAATTATTGGCAATGCTATTTCAAATTCTTCTCTGTCCATAATTTCACCTCTCTTTCTCTATAAAACAAAAACAAGGAGTTTGTGATGAAAAACAACGTATCCAACATGTCGCCACTTAACATTAAAGTATTGATGCTCAAAAGCCATGTCACTCAGGCGGAGATCGCGCGGAAACTTGGCATCACGATACAGACGGTGAACCAGGTGATTCACGGGCGGTTCAACTCACATCGTGTGCATCAGGCGGTTGCGGAAGCGACGGGGAAGGATATCCGGGCTATCTGGCCGACCGTCTATCTCTACGGCGGGGGACCCTGGAAACGAGGGAGACCCTTCGCGGAAGACTCCAGGAAAAGAGCGACGGCCTGAAATCGGCCGATAAATTCTAAAGGAGCATATCATGAGCGATCTTATTGAGGATACATTTGAAAAAGTAGAAGCCCGACTACAGTCGGCCAGGAATCAGGGATTTCAACCGCCTCTTTCTCCCTTACCTGGAGCTTTAAAGAAAAGGTCGCAGCATTCAGCCGATCACAATACAGAGCCATTACCCTGGGATCAATTTTGCAAAGCGATAACCAGTGCCCAGCGGGAGTATAACAGTCGAGGGATTGTTCAATGAACGCATCGACCTGCGCCCTTAATTCTTCGCGGATCAGTGGGAGCTCATCGCCCCACGCGTTGAGAATGTCCAGCGGCCGCAATTTATCAAAGAGCTCTTCAGGGAAGAGTGTCATAGAGAGGGCCTCTTCCCAAATTTCCAACAAATGTTTTGTTGAGACTATTCGCATTTTCATCTTGAGATTAGCTTTATAGTTTTTTTTCACTGATTTCAATGTCTAATTTCGAAAAAGATTTACCAGGGGGAGGGCCATGAGACGGAAGGCGGGAGCAAATCAGGGGCAGGCCAGCTTTTTCGATATCATTATAAACAATCAACAAACATTTCCTCACCAGGCGGGGAGCCTGGACATAGATCGAGAACTTCGCGAGTCGATCAGCCTGGCACTGAAACAATCGCCAGTCTCCCGGTATCATATCGCCGCGACTATGAGCGAGATGACCGGGACGGACATCACAAAGTCGAGGCTGGATAGCTGGACGGCGGAGTCGAAGGACGGGCACCGCTTTCCGGCTATTTTTATGCCCGCGCTTTGTGTCGCCACGGGCAGCACCGAGCCGCTGAAGGCGCTGACGAGGCGCGTGGGCGTTTTCGTCCTGCCGGGCGAAGATGCTCTGCGCTCCGAGATCCGGCGATTTGACGAGGAAATTACCCACCTGAAGGCCGAAAGACAGAAGCGCGTCGTTTTGGTCGAGGCGCAGAAGGGGGCGTGAGAGCCGCCCATATATAAAGGATATAGCAAAACGTATGCCATTTTGGGGGAACAAACTATGAAAACAATACAAAGCATCCAGCGATACATCGAGGAGGAGCCCTGGGACGAATGGATCATTAAAAACGACAAATATCTGGAGCGGGCCTGCATCGCGATTATTATTGCCGGGGCGCTGTACTTCGGAATCGGCGCGATTGTCGGATTTATGGGGTGAGGTGAGATATGAAAGATTCTCTCGCAGTGAAAGAAATAGCGACCCTGTTGGGTGTATCACGACAGACCGTCGAGAAGTGGGCGCAAAAAGAAGATTGGATCAAAGACGAGGACGGGCGCTACCCCATCCTCTCCCTCCCGGGCCCCATCCAGGCCGCCTGGGTATCCTCCACATATAAAGGAGAGGATATGCTCGCCCAGGGGCATGTCATTTCCCTGATCGACGCCCTGGCCCCGGAAGCCATCGAGGCATTCCGTGACGCGACACACCCACCCATGCAGATCAAGTCCATGACAGAAGTCGCCACCGGCGGCGGCCGTCAGCCGTTCGAGGGCTGGCTTGAAGACCCGTCGAGACAGTTTTCACTCGATGATCTTGCCAATCCGCGCGTCGCGAAGATCCTCGCCATCCTGCGCGAGGTCGACGAGATACCCTGGGACTGGACAAAGGGAAAGCGAAAATGGATCGGCCTGGTCGCCCTCAAGCACGACGTCACCTTCCAGTCTGTCTACAGATACATAAAACGATATGAGGCAAAGGGAATCGGCGGCATCTGTCACCGGAAAAACACAAAGGGCCGCGCCAAAGTCTGGCATCCCGACGCCCTCCAATTCTGGATATCCATCTGCCTGAAACGCGAACACCGTCACATCGACAAACGCGACCTCTACGACCACCTTATAATAGAGGCCGACCGCCGCGGCTGGACTATCGGCGGCTACGGGTCCGCGATCTGGTGGTATGATAAGCGGGCCACCCCGCAATTTCGAGCACTCCAAAGGGGCGGGATGCGAGCGCTGGATAACGTGCTCCCGCCGATCCTGCGCGACTATTCGGATCTCGCCCCCTTCGACATGCTCGTCGGCGATCAGCATCGATTCGATTTTTGGGTACAAGACGACGAAACCGGCGAAGTCTTCCGGCCGGAGGGCTACCTCTGGCAGGATCTGCGCACCCGCATCATATACGGCGCCGCCATCGACCATAAATATGATTCACAACTCATCGGCCTGGCCCTGCGGATCGGCATCGGCATTTACGGCGCCTTCGGCAGCATCTATACCGACAACGGCAGGCCCGAGCTGAGCCGCTACCTCACCGGCATCATGTCAAACATCCGATCGCTCAATCTGAAATGGGAACGCACCGTCGACTCGACAATGGACGTCCTCGACACGGATCCCGAAGACATCAATCCGAATATCATCATCCCGGGCACCCACAAAAAAGCCATAGTCAAAAACGCGAAAGCCAAAATGATCGAAGGCACCTTTGACAAACTCGAAAGGCTTCTCCGGAGCCGGTTCCGCCTGCCCGGAAGCGTCAAGCGCCTGTCAGATGACATCCACGCGCAGGACATCGACCAGCTGGAAGCAAAAAAGCTGGCCGAGCAGGGCAAGCTGATGCTCTTTTCCGAGTTCGCGCTCACCATGTACCGGGCCTGCGACCACTACAACCGAGAGAAAAACCATCGCGGCGTCGTCAAAGAATGGGCGTGGAAGCCGAAGACGAAGCAGGCCGTCCCGTATGACTGCCTCCAATTCTGCTACGAGAAAGACGGCTGGCGTCCCCGGATGATTTCCGATGACGCGTCGATCCTGTTCTTCCTGGCAAAGGCGAGCCGCAAGGTAAACATGGGTCGCATCCAGTTCCAGGGTGATTTTTACGAGGGTGATGTCCTGGTGGAACTGCACGGCAAACGCGTGGACCTGCGCTACAGCCCGATGGACATCCGCCAGATCTACATATTCCGGGGCAGTGAATACCTCGGCATGGCGCTCCCCGTGGAATACTCGAGCATGAAGGACATGACCCTGGCCCAGAAAAAGATCGTAGAGAAACGCAAAATCCGGAAAAGGATCGCCGAAGAGTTCAAAAAAATCACCTCCGCCGCGCCCGATTTCCGGGAATATTCACAGGTCGATGTCCTGGAAAAAGCCGCCGCCCTCATCGGGAGAGACCGAAAAAAGCTCGCTGCCGATAACCATGAACTTTATCGCGAGCGCTCCCCGGAGGAGCTGGACGCCGAAGTCAGGATGATTGAAAAGCTCAACGCCACGCCGACCGTCCTGGGGTACAGGCCGCTTCCGGAACGCCCGTCGTTTTTCCTGCACGAAAGAGACCGGCATGAGTGGGCCGTAAAATACGAGTTCGCCGGGGGCCTCCTCGACTCCGAAGACAAGGGCTGGCTGGCCGGATACGAGTCAAAAATGACCCCGGAACAACAGGAATACTGGGCGATCCAGAAAGAACGCGGCGGATTATAGCCCACACAGGGGACTGTCCCAGGAATTTTTGCGCAGCAAAAACCCGGGACTGTACCCGAATTTAGAAAGGAGACCCAAATGAAAAACGTCTTTATCGAGACAGCGAACACCCGGAAATTTTTTGACATGTGCAACGAACTGGCCGACCCCATGAGCCTGATCGGCCCGTCCCTGGCGATGGTCACAGGCCCGGCGGGCAGGGGCAAATCCGAGGCCGCGAAACATTACGCCACACAGACCAGCGCGATCTATATCCCGCCGATGAATGTGAGATCCCCGGCGATGGTCCTGCGGGAAATCGCCTTCGAGCTTTCAAAACTCAAGCCGGGCCGGTCCGAAGCGTGCCTCAATATAATAGGAGACGAGATGGCGAAAGATCGCAAGCTCGTCATCATCGACGAGGCCGACCTCCTCACCCTCCAGATACTGGAGATGCTCCGGAATGTCAACGAGCGCTATGCCTGCCCGATTCTGCTCATCGGTGAGGATGAACTCAGGGGCCGGGTAGCATCGAGGCGCAGGATCGCGAGCCGGATCCGGCAGAAGGTTGAGTTCATGCCGGTCACCCAGGGCGACATCATCTTCTTCTTTAAACAGTCCCTGGAGACCAAGCTCGCCGGCGACGTCGCCTCCATCATACTACACCACGCAAAGGGAGACTGGCGGCCCGTCCTCACCACAGCCATCGGCATCGAGAGGGCCATGAAGGCCAGCGGGATACAGGAAGTCACGGCGGAACTGGCGCGAGAGGTTATCAAAAATGGCTGAGGTCGGCTCCTATAAAAAGACAGGCCTCGCCGCGCGCATGCGCGAATGGATGAAAGGCCGCAAGCGTCCCTTTACCGCGCGGATGATCTGCGACGGGCTGGAGATATCCGGCTGGGACGAGCGGCAGAAAGTCCACAACTCCATCCCCGATTTTCTCAAAAGGGGCGAGGTCTATCAGCATCAGCGGGGACAGATTTCAAATCTGTCCCCGAATCAACAGAAACGGCGACAAAACAAACAGTACAAATACAATCATGGCTGGCGAAAGGCGCCGAAAGGGAAAGACAAGCCGAGGATCCTCAAGGCGATGTACATATCGGCGATGGAATTTGCCGCATCGGACATCGAAAGACTGTCCGGCGCGGGACGAAACCACGTTGAGAAAATCATCAAATCACTGGTCACGGACGGAGATCTTATCATCGTCGGCCGGAGGACATGCTCCGCGGGAGTCGGAGCCGAGCACCTGTATAACATTGCGAACCGTGACCGGTTTAAGATCGAGGTAATGGGATGAACACGAAGCCCCACCCGACAGACCGCTGGACGGCAAAAATCGCGGAGCAGCGCCGGGGTATCCTGGCGAAGATCCACATCGCAAAAAAGCAGCTTGGACTCACGCAGGACCAATACGCCGCGATACTCTCCGGCTTTGAGGTCACCAGTGCGAAAGACCTCACCATGCAGCAGCTCGAAAGTTGCGTGAAATACATGAAATACTTAGGCTGGCGGCCCTTCCGGGTGCGGAAACGCGCGCCCGTGGAGCGAACGATTACCGCCCTGCAGGACAGGTGCCGCGAGCTGGCCGGGCAGATGGAAAACGGAGAAGAGCGCCTCGCCGGCCTGATCAAATCGAAGGCCGGAGTCGACGCCCTGGAATGGCTCAGAGACACCGCGAAACTCAAACAGATACTGGCAATTCTGGAAAAATACAGGGAGCGGGAAGCATAGGGGACTGTCCCAGGAGTTTTCGCGTAGCGAAAAACCGGGACTGTCCCCGGTGGAAAAGGAAAACAAAGATGAAGAACACGACCAACATTAGCCCCCGGGTATGGCGTGACACGGGGCACAGGATCAAAGGACGAAGGTTGTGCAAATCAATCCTGGGCCACTACGCCACAGAAAGTGACGGGATGTACCTGGAGGCAGTGGACATAGCGGACGCCGAGGCGGTGATTGCCGCGGCCGGCGGGGAGAAGGCCGATGACGCGCACGATAGAAGTTGATCGAGTAATCGGCGGGGACGAGAGAGAGAAAGCCCGGGTCATGATATTCGCGGCAGCCGCGGACAGGCCGTCCGGATCGGGCAGACTCAGCATCCGGCAGCTCGATCGGATCAGCGCGCTGTCCGGCATCCCCTGGGGCGATGTCACAAGAGAGGCCCGGAAAGAGGGCCTGACAACATAGAAGGGGGCTGTCCCCGACGGGGACATGACCCGACTTAGCTTTATCAAATCGGCAGACGGGGACATGACCCGATTTAGCTTTATCAAATCGGGATCGTGTACCCGGAAAAAAAGAGGAGAAACAACATGGAAAACATGGAATATCTAAAGTACCGGACACTGAGCATCCTGGCCGACCACGTGGGCGAGGTCAATGCCGTCGGCATGGCCGAACTCTATGAGCAGGTGTTCGGCCGGCGCTGGAAACACAGGATCAACGACACCCGCGCGCTGCGAACCGTGATCACGGTCATGCGCAACGAAGGCAAGCCGATCTGCTCCGTATCCGCGTGCAACGGCGGAGGCTACTATCTGGCAGCCGCCGGGAGCGAGCTGGCCGACTATCTCAGGCGCGGTGAACATCGGGCGCTCAAGATCCTGGGCCGCAACGCCCGGCTGAAAAAGATCGCCCTGCCCGAATACCTGGGACAGATGCGGATAAACATGGAAGGCGAGCCGTGTCAGGACATCGGATCGCAGCCATAACCAGGGCATACGTGATTTGCCTGGTGACGCTGATCGTGATGTGGCTGTCCCTGGGTCGCCTTGATGGCGGAACCATAGCGGGGCACCCTGAACCACAGCAGCCTCCGCCGGCAATTAAGAAGGCTATACACGAAATGGGGCCAAATTATCACTACAGGATACTCGATGACGGCACACTGCAGGTCAACAAAGGCGACGGAGAGTGGCTGAAGCTGAAATATTAAAGGGGACGCAGGGGACTGTCCCAGGAATTTTTGCGCAGCAAAAACCCGGGACTGTACCCGGAAAAGAGGAGATAACACATGAACGACATCAAAAAACAAGCCGATGAGATGCTGCGGGATATTGGTAGAATGCAGAAGGATCGGGAGGATCTCGGGAGCGAATATGACGAGGCCGTTATATCGATTAGCGAACAGTACTTTCCCCGTATCGCGGCATATAACGAGGCCCTGGAAGGGACGCATAAAGCCCTCATCGCCCTCATGAAAAAGGCAAAGGCCACCCTCTTCGACGGCACAGACATCGTCCGGCTCGAGAACGGCGTCCTCATATATAATAAGGAAAAGAAGGTCACTATCCCGAAGGGCGCTCTCGAGAAGGCCGAAGAACAGGGCCTGACCGACGCGATCAAAATCACGAAATCCCTTGACCGCGGCGTCGTTGAAACATGGCCCGACGAGAGACTATTCCTCATCGGCGCGATGCGCAAATGGGTGAAGAAATTCAACTACGAGGTAAAAAATGGAAGATAAATGTCTGACAACAGATATCGTTGATCTGGTTTTTGAAGAAAATATCAAACAGCTAAATAAATGGGGAATTCAGAACCGCTCCCCGTTTGAGTGGCTCACATATCTGGCAGAAGAGGTCGGGGAACTGGCGGAGGCTATACAGAACAGCGAATATCATAATGGAGAAAAGAGAAACGTGGTCAACGAAGCAATACAGGCCGCGACATTAGCCCTCAAAATAGCGGAGATGCATCGTGAATTTTAAATGTCCCTACTGCAGAAAGGAATGCAATTTCATGGAGATCAAAGGCGACGCCGATCTGATGGCCATCATACAGACGGTGCCCGTTTTCGAGAAACACGCGAACCTCGTCTGGGCGTATGTTGAGCTGTTCGGGATCTCGCCCCTGAAGTCGAAGACGAAAAAGCTCCGTATCCTCCTCGAAAAGATGGCCCGCCTCTTCCAGTCGGAAGAATTTGGCTACCAGAAAAAGACCTACCGGATCAGCCGGGCCGGGATCGCCGAGGCTCTGTCCACGACCGTCCATCACCCATTTGAAACCAAACTTACAAACCATAACTACCTCAAAAAAATTATGATTTCCATAGCCGGGAAAGAAGAACAGGCTACCGGAAAGCAAGCGGAAAAAGACCTCCGGGAAGGCGAGGGAAAACTCCGGAGCGGAGGAGAGATATCCGAATCCCAGCGCCGGGCGAATCTCAGGAAACTGGGATCGATTATAGATGACATCGGAAAGGAATAGACGATGAAAAAGAGCATGAAATCAACCATCGCAAAACAGCTCATCGAGGGGATCAAAAAGGGGATTATCTCTGTCGACCGCGATGGCATGGTGATGCGGGGCAAAAAAATCCTGAAACGCAAGCTATCAAAATACATCCTGCTGCGCATGACGCGCGAAGGCGCGCGACTGAGTGTCAATGGGTTTTATAAGGTGGGCGAATGATGACTAATCCGGGGTACACCTCCAGATGTGAGGAAAGAGAATTTGTCGTGGACGCGGGTCCGGTGATCCGGTGCCCGAATCCCGACTGTGGTGGGATCCTGATGGAGGCAATCGTTGACAAATTTAAAACTCGTTGCAAACACTGCGGCAAATGGATATACTTGGAAAAGAAAAAAACTTGACAAACCACAATATATAGTGTAGCGGAAAATTCCAACACTATGTATTGAAAAAAGTTAATGCAGCACAGCGGCTTTCCAGCCCGGTTGCTCCGGATTAATCTCCGGAGGGCCGGGCTTTTTTTATGGAGGTTTTATGCTGTCACTTATCAGGCACGAAGAAACCACACAGGGGGCCATCAGCGCCTTTCTGATCGATGGCGTCTGGCATGGTGTGAGCCTGGAGCCCGACTCTGCCGATCCGGTCAAGGGGCATATCCCCGGCGGGACTCCCCACGAACCTAAAATCTATCCTGTTCGCCGATTCCACGGCACAAAATGGCCTGACACATTCGAGATAATCGTACCCGGGCACACGGCCGTCCTGTTCCATTCCGGCAACATCGAAAAGCACACCGATATGTGCGTCATCGTCGGGCGCTCGGTCGGGTATCTCGTGTCCGGCGAACGTGCCGTCCTGAACAGCGGCGCGACATTCCGATCATTTATGGAAAAAATGGACGGCATCCAGGAGACGACACTGGAGGTCATTGATCTTTACAGGAGATAGGCCATGATGAAACACCCGACACTATGCCCCGGCGACGAGTTCGCCACGAAAAACCCGATGGCTCTGGGTATGGGGATCAATTTCGTCCAGAAAGCCAAATCGGTAGACAACGACTCGGTCTTTACGCATACGGGAATCATCACGGATTCCAAAGGGACTACCCTGGAGGCGCTATGGACGGTCAAAGGCCAGAACCTCTGGGAGGCCTACGAAGGTGAGCGGACGCTTGTCGTGCGGAACATCAACATGACCCCGCCCGTTTTCGAGGCCGGGTACGAGAAAATCAAGAAGCATATCGGCCAATGGTATCCCGCGCATCGCCTCCTGCTGCACCTGCTCCATGTGGCGAAGTGGGTCCACTGGGGCAGGATCGTCTGTTCGGAGCTGACCGCGAAATTTGAGACGGGGTGCGCGGAGCATTTCGGCCCGGACAAGACGTCGGGATTCCTGAGGAATTATTACGGAGTCAACCCGGACAACCTGGTCGATCGCTGGCTGATCAGTCGTTATTACACGGTCATATTTGACGGGATCATAGAATAGGAGATCATTATGAAAAATGAAAATCCCAGAGGAGAACCCAGGCCGCATGACGGACGCGGACGCGGCGAGGGAATGCCGGACGGGCAGAGAGGCGGAAGGAATGAAAGCCCCTGCCCTGCTGACGGGCCCGGACATGGCCAGGGCGGCGGACAGGGGAAAGAAGGAGAGAAACGATAATCCAATACATTCCGACAGACATAGATTTAATGGGGTTTGTGAAGGACCGGATTGTTATGCTGGGGATGGTTTACGTCATTTTCCGGGCCATGTTCCCGGAGTCGAAGCTGCTCCGGGCGATAGGAGAGGCATTCTCCCGGATTCCGGGGATCGCGAAAAAGGGCAAATAAATGGACGATATCGACCTCGCTAACGAGCATGAGGACTTTTTCAGGGAGAACGCCCTGAGAACGGCAAGGAAAAACCCCGACATCCCGGGAGAAACGCCGCTATATCTCGACGGCGTTCGCTGCTGCCTCGATTGTGAGGACCCGATCCTGGAGGCGAGACTGGAAGCAAACCCGAAAGCCGTGCGGTGCGTCGAGTGCCAGTGTCGGCACGAGAGGAGCGGCGCATGAATGAAGCGGCGATGGCGGCGACAGCCCTTCCCTGGGGCGCGATGACGGCAACCTTCCCCTGGGGTCTGCTGGCGGTATTGACAAGCTTGATAGCGGGCTGGAGCCTGCTGATAATCGTTACCGTCCGCTGGCAGATGAGCCGGATATTGGCCGGATACGATGATCGATTTCTGGGCCTGGAAAAGGATGTAAAAAAACTCCGCCAGTCCCACATGGAGATGAAGGCGGATTTGCCCCTGCAGTATGTAAGAAGAGAAGATCATATCCGGCAGGAGGTCGTCATTAACGCTAAGCTCGACAAGCTATACGAACTGATTGACGAAATAAGGAGAGGGAAAAATGGGCGGAATAGACCTGAAAAAAGCCAGACGTGAAGATGTGCGGTGGTATCTGCTCGACGCGCTGAATCGCGGGCGGCCAATCGGAGCGCCCGAGACGATGCTCCATACAACGCTTTGCGGGATTGCTCCCGATATCACGCAGATGGAAATCCGCCGGGAGCTTGACTATCTGGCCGCGCGCGACCTCGTGGAAATCGAGGGACGCGACACTCCCGTCTGGTTTGCGAAATTGAACCGTCGCGGCATCGATATCACCGAATATACCGTGGACTGCCATCCCGGGATCGCACGACCGCCGAAATACTGGGAGGAGTAACACAATGCCCCAGAGATCAGCAGTAACACAACTCCCGGACGAGGTGAGAGAAGATCTTGACCGGAGGCTCATAAAAAGCGGATTTGCCAATTACCAGGGTCTGGCGGACTGGCTCATCGAACAGGGGTATGAGATCTCCAAATCCTCCATCCACCGCCACGGCCAGCAGTTGGAGCAGCGACTCCAGGCTATTAAAATATCCACAGAGAGCGCTCGGGCGATCGCAAATGCCAGCCCTGACGATGAAGGAGCTATGGGAGACGCCCTCACGCGGTTAATGCAGGACAAAATCTTCAATATGTTGCTCGAACTGGAAAAAATCGACGCGGATCAGATCGACGTGACGAAACTTGGTCGCATGATTGCCGACCTGAATCGCTCTTCGGTAACACAGAAAAAATGGCAGGCGGAGGCCAGGGGGAAGGCGGCCAGGGCGGCTGACGACGTCGCTGATATCGTGAAATCCACCGGCCTTTCCGATGAGAAAGCAAAAGAAATTCGCAAAAAGATATTGGGAGTCGCGGCGTAATGGCGCAGAAATCAACTCCACATAATGATCTCGATACCGCCCGTGAGGCAACCGGAGGCATCCTGCTGCCCTATCAGGCGAGCTGGGTTGCCGATGATTCCGCGGTGAAGGTCATGGAAAAATCCCGACGGGTCGGGATCTCCTGGGCCGAGGCATCCGATGACGCGCTCTATGCCGCGTCGGAAAGCGGCGACGATGTCTGGTACATCGGCTACAACAAAGACATGGCCCTGGAATTTATAGGCGATTGCGCCAACTGGGCGCGGGCCTACAACCTGGCATGCTCAGAGATGGAAGAGACCGAAGAAATCGTGGAAGAGCAGAAGATCCTCGCCTTCCGGGTCACATTCAGATCCGGCCACCGGGTCACGGCATTGTCCAGCCGTCCCACCAACCTGAGAGGAAAGGGCGGTCGTGTCATAATCGACGAGGCGGCATTCCATGACGATCTGCCCGGGCTGATAAAAGCGGCGATGGCCCTGCTCATATGGGGCGGTCAGGTCAGGATCATCTCCACGCATTTCGGAGACAGTAACGAGTTTAATTCACTCATTCAGGATATCCGCGCCGGGAAAAAACCCTACAGCCTCCATCGCGTCGATTTCGACGAAGCCCTTGACGCCGGCCTGTATAGACGAATCTGCGAGGTCTTGAAACGGGACTGGTCGCCGCCAAAAGAGTTCGCCTGGCGACAGGAAGTCATTGATTTTTACGGCGACGACGCGGACGAGGAGCTCTTCTGTATTCCGTCCCAGGGGAGCGGCGTCTATCTGACCCGCGCCCTCATCGAGACATGCCTCTCCGACGAGATCCCCGTGATCCGCTACGAACAATCCACGGCATTCGCGGAAATCGCCGATCACCTGAGACACGCCGAAGTCAAGGATTGGTGCGAGGAAACATTAAAACCGCTCCTTGCCGGATTAGATACAAAGCGCAGGCACTATTTTGGTGAGGATTTCGGTCGCACCGGTGACCTCACGGTTATCACGCCCCTGGCGGAACAGCAGAACGCGACTTTCAGGGCCCCATTCATCCTGGAACTCAGGAATATTCCCTTCCAGCAGCAGGAACAGATCCTCTTTTACATCGTCGACCGGTTGCCGCGATTTTCATACGGCGCCCTTGATGCCAGGGGAAACGGGCAGTACCTGGCCGAACGCGCCATGCAGAAATACGGTGCGTCACGAATCGCCCAGGTCATGCTCTCCGAGCAATGGTATCGGGAAAACATGCCCCCGTACAAAGCGGCGTTCGAAGACCGGAGCATCCTGCTTTCGAAAGATGCCGATATAATCGAAGATCACAGGGCGTTCAAGGTGATCAAGGGAATTGCAAAGCTCCCCGATACAAAAACAAAAGGCAAGGACAAAAAACAGCGCCACGGAGATTCCGGAATTGCCGGCGCCCTGGCCTGGTTCGCCACGAGGCAGAAAGGCGGCGGGCCGATCGAATACGAAACCGTCAGCGAGCGCCGGGCATCCGCCGGCAGAGGAGCCTACTGAAATGATACTGGACCAGTTCGGACGAGAGATTCAGAGGATGGAAAAACAGCCGGAACAGCGTGAAATCGCCGTCGCGGCGGTACGTGACCGCTGGAGCACCTACCCCAGCTCAGGGCTTACACCGGCCAAGCTGGCCACGATTTTCAAGGAGGCCGACGGGGGAAGTGTTTACCGGCAGGCCGAGTTGTTCGAGGAGATGGAGGAAAAGGACACACATCTTTTCGCCGAATTCCAGACCCGTAAAAATGCCGTCCTCGGCCTTGATTACGATATCGAACCGTACGACAGCAGTAGCGAAGCTAAAAAAATAGCCGATTTTTGCGCCGACGTCCTGTTCTCCATGTCCACATTTGAAGAAACGCAGCTTGACCTCCTCGACGCCATCCCGAAGGGATACGCCATGCAGGAAATCGTCTGGGACGTGACGGAGGGCAAGGCGATCATCGCCGGGTTCATGTGGATCCACGCGAAAAAGGCAGTCTTTACGGACTTCGGCAAGAGCATGTGGGAGCCGATGATCTCCATCCCGAAGATCATCACCGAGGCCCAACCGATCAACGGCGAAGACATGCCGCCCTTCAAACTGGTTTATCACCGCTACAAGGCCCGGTCGGGATACGACACCCGCGCGGGGATCCTGCGCACCTGCTCCTGGATGTACCTGTTCAAGAACTACGGAATCAAAGACTGGGTAGGCTTCGCCGAGGTGTTCGGCATGCCGCTGCGCCTGGGGAAGTATGACGCCGGTGCGAGCACGGCCGACAAGGATGCCCTGAAATTAGCCATCCAGTCGCTGGGCTCCGACGCCGCCGGGATCATATCGAAAAACACGGAGATTCAGTTCATCGAGGCGACAAAAAACGCATCAAAGGACAACATCTTCGAGAACCTGGCTAACTTCTGCAACAAAGAAATGTCCAAAGCGATTTTAGGTCAGACAGCCACCTCGGAAGGCACGCCCGGCAAACTCGGCGCGGATGACGCGCAATCCGCGGTACGCCAGGATCTCATCGAGGCCGACGCGAGCGCGCTGGCGAACACGGTCCGTTTTCAGATCCTTCGCCCCCTGGTCGGCTATAACTTCGGATGGGACAAGCTGCTTCCCTGGTTCCGGATCAAATACGAAAGCCCGGAGGATCTCAAATATCTTTCCGATGTGTACGAAAAACTGCACAAAATCAATTATCCTCTCTCGGCGAAGCATGTATCCGAGCGATTCGGCGTTCCCCTGCCCGACCAGAAAGACAAAGACGACTTTGTCCTCCCGGCGGCAAGTGGGCCGATGTCTGGGGCCAGATTTAAAGCTGTCCCCTATGCCCTTAAAAATCGCCGCTTTACGCCCGAGCAGGAAGCTCTGGAGGGACTGATGGCACGGACAGGCGAAGAGATACCTGGGGCCATGTCAGGCCTCTTGGAGCCGATCCGTAAGCTGATCATGACCGCCGGGTCCCTGACCGAGATCCGCGACGGGATATACGCGCTCTATTCCGACATGGATCCGCGCGAGATAGAAGATCTCGTATCGCGGGCAACATACACGGCCGACCTGTACGGCCGGCAGACGATAGAGGATAAAAAATGAGATTACACGAAAGAAAACCATGCGCTTAGACGGTCCGTACATAGTTCTGGAACCCGTGCCGTTCGACGAGGCGATCGAATATTTCGGCGCGCGGATCCCGATGACGCCGGAGCGGTTCGCCGCGCTTTCCGAAGGGGCAAAGGCAACGGCGTTCATGATCGGAGGCGTCACCCGCATGGATCTGGTCGAAGGGATCCACGGCGCTGTCCTGAAAGCTATTGAGGCGGGCGAGACCCTGGCCGATTTTCAAGGGCGAGTTGACGACCTGTTCACCTCCCAGGGGTTCGCGGCGGCGGAAGAGGGGCTCGGTGCCTGGCGGCTGGAGACGACCTTCCGGACGAATATCCAGACGGCGTACAACGTCGGCCGCTACGAGCAGATGGTCGACATGACCGAGGCTTTTCCATACTGGGAATATGACGCAGTGAACGACGGAAACACACGGCCCGAACACGCCGCCCTCGATGGGAAGGTGTTCCCGGCTGATCATCCGTTCTGGGATACCTGGTATCCTATAAATGGTTACAACTGACGATGCGGAGTGAATATGGTCCACAGGTCTGTGGCCGAGGAGGAGGGGTTGAAAATCGAAACGGACGACCCGACTGGGAAACTGATCGAGCCGATCGACGCCGCGGGAAATAAGCTCCCGGCCCGGCCCCTGATGCCCGATCCCGGATTCGCGACGAACCCGGCGAAGCAGCCTTGGAAACCGGATCTCGGAAAGTATCCGGACGAATTGTCAAGACAATACGAAAAGGAGGAAAAAGACAGATGAAGCTCTGTGTGCTCGTGAAGGAAATCGACGGCGTGCCGTCCGAGTTCCAACTACTGCCATACGGCGAGATCTCAATCCACACCCGGAAACGCCCCGCGGTGCTGGATGAAGCTGCGATGAAGACTGTTATTGCGAAATTTGATGCGCGCGGAAACGACATGGTCATCGACTACGAGCACCAGACGGAGATGGGCACACAGGCGCCGGCGGCGGGGTGGATCAAGCAACTGGTCAACCGGGGCCGGGATGGGCTGTGGGCGATCGTGGAGTGGACCGACAAGGCGAAGGAATATCTCAAGAACCGGGAATACCGGTATTTCTCGCCGGTAATGTGGATTCACGAGGTGAGCGACAGGGTGGCGCTGCTTGAGCATGTCGCGCTGACGAACGACCCGGCGATCAATAATCTAAAACCGATCATGGCAAAAATGAAGCTGGCGAAGGCCGGTACGCGCCATGACCACAACGAGGAGGAAGTGAATATGGACAAAATCAGAGAGATGTTGGAGCTGCCGGCGGAAACGCCCGCCGACAAAATCGAGGGGAGGGTCGCGCTGGTGATATCGAAATGCGCTGACCTGGAAACGAAGCTCGCGGACGCCGTAACACAGGCAGCGGACGCGGCAAGGGTCGTCGCCTGCAAGGAAGTGATGACGGCGCTCGGGACGAACGAGGGCGCCACTGCCGACGATCTCGTCAAAATCATCACCGGCATGAAAGCCCTGGAAACCCCGGCGCAGAAGCTCGCGCTGAAGGTTCAGGAGCTGGAAACAAGAATCGCCTCCAGGGAATCGGACGATATCGTCCAGGAGGCCCTCAAGTCCGGCCGCACGTCTCCCGCTGAACTCGAAGAATGGGGAAACGACCTGGCAAAAACGTCGCCGGATCAGTTCAGGAAGATCGTACTTTCCCGGACGGCCGGAAGCGTGATCCCGCTGGATAAGCTCCGCGTGGCGAAAGGTAAGCCCGAAGGGCTCGCCGATGAGGCACAGAAGGGGATTAATAAGCAGTTGGGGATCTCCGACGAAACGTACACAAAGTTTGGTCCGAAAAAGGCCGACTAATGACTCGGGGACAGATTTAAATCTGCCCACACAACCAAAGAGGAGGAACAATATGAAAAAACTACTGAGAATACGGAGCATTTGGACGCTGGGTCTTGCGATCTTGATGCTCGTCGCATTCTGCGGTCCGGCCTGGGGAACGGCGCTGTCCGCGGATAAAAAGACGGAATATACCGATGGGAAGATGATGGTCCTGTCGGTTGCCGCCGCCGATACCATATACGCGGGGGCGCTGACCAGCGTCAATGCCGCCGGGTATGCCATCGCCGGGGCCGACACGGCGAGCACAATATTTGTGGGGATCTCCCGCGAATATGTGGACAATTCTCTCGGAGCCGACGGAGCAAAAACCGTCCTGGTGCAGCGTGCCGGGGTCTTTAAAATGCTCCTCGGGACCGCGATTACGATAGCGAATGTCGGGGATAATGTATTCATCGCCGACGACGCGACCGTCGATCTCACGGCGAACGTGACGAATAACATCTACGTCGGGATCATAGCCAACTATATCGATACGACCCATGCCTGGGTCGACATTACCCCGGCAATCCAGCAGGCCGATGTGGCGACGCATATCGCCGACGCATCTGCGGCCCACGCCGCGAGTGCGATATCGATAGCCGATGCCGGTACGTTCACGACACAGACCGAAACGGAAGCGGCCCTTCAGGAGATATACCAGAGCCTGATCAGCATCCAGGGGTTCGTTCCGCTCAAGCTGACCGACCTGCGAGAGGTCGGCACTATGGCGGTCGGCGCGATTGCCGCGGCCGGCGGTGTCCTCTGCTCTGACACAACCCCGATCCTCGCGCCCGCTGACGGCGCGACGGACGGCGGCCAGTTGGTATCTTGGGCGGCCAGCAATAACGACCCTGTTATATTTCAGGTCGCGCTCCCTCCGGATATCGACGTCACTGCCGACCTGATCCTCCACTTCAGGATTAAGAGCGCCGGAACGACCAACGCGGTAGGGTTCACCGTCGACGCCTGGTTCAACGAGGGCGATACAAAGGTGACAGACACATCCGAAACGAACCAGACAGCGACCTGGGCGGAGAAAATTGCCACGATCGCCGCCGCGGACGTGCCTGCAGGCGCCCAGATCCTCACCGTGAGCCTGACCCCGGCAGCCCACACCACCGACATCATGTATCTGTCGGGCCTGTGGATCGAATACAAGACGGCGCTCAAGACGTCATAACAATTCGGGGACAGATTTAAATCTGTCCCCAACTAAGGAGGAAAAACCAATGATAATAAATCAGGCAAATCTGGAGGGTATTTACAAATCCTTTTCCACCATATTCAACAAACAGTTTGAGCTGACGCCGTCAGACTATGCGCTGATCACGATGATCACCCAATCCGGCGGCCGGTCAGTCGACTACAAATGGCTCGGCGATCTGTCCGGCATGCGGGAATGGTTGGGTGACAGGGTCATCACGGATCTGTCCGCCTTTCATTATGAGATAACAAATAAGTCGTTTGAACTGACGATCGGCGTGGACAGGGATGACATCGAGGACGACCTCATCGGCGTCTATCTCCCCCGGCTCGAGATGCTGGCACACGGGGCAAAGACACACCCCGACGAGCTGATCTTCGCGCTCCTGAAACTGGCCTTCGAGACGGAGTGCTTTGACGGGCAATATTTCTGTGACTCGGACCACGTGGTCAACGGCGCGTCCGTCTCAAACACCGGCGGCGGATCGGGGAATCCCTGGTTTTTGATGGACCTATCGAGGCCCATCAAACCCATGATTCTCCAGCGCAGGAAAAATCCGGAGTTCGTGGCGATGGATAACCCGGCGGACGAGAGCGTGTTTATGCGCAAGGAGTTCCGTTACGGCGTGGACGACCGCAAGAACGTCGGGTACGGTCTCTGGCAGCTCTGTTTTGGCTCAAAGGACACGCTGGACGCGACGACATACGCGGCGGCGCGGGCGGCGATGATGGCGTTTACAAAGGACGATGGAGTCACGCCCCTCGGAGTCAGAGGAACACACCTGCTTGTTGGGGGTACAAACGAAGCAGCGGGGAGAGCGCTCGTAGAGGGCGCGAACCTCACGGGCGGAGCCAGTAACCCCTGGTTTAACACGGCTAAGCTGGTGGTAACCCCCTGGCTGACATAACAACCTGACGGGGACATTCCCATTTTCACCGAAACTGGGAATGTCCCCGGCTAATAGGACCACGCGGGGTCGCGAAAGGAGAACAACTATGCCAATAAAAATCACATGCAAAGACAAGGACGGGTTTCGCCGGTGCGGAGTGTTGTTTCCGAAGGGAGTCACCGAATACCCCGACGGAAAATTCAGAGATAAAGAGATCGACCTCCTGAAGGGTGAAAAACACCTGGCCGTGGAAATCACGACCGCGAAAGAGGAGAGTCCCTCCGACGACAAAAAGAAGAAGGGCTAACCGATGTACGCGACACAGGCAGACATACTGGAACAGCTGGATGAGGACACCCTCATCCAGCTCACCGACGACGCGGATACGGGCGCGGTCGATGACGATATGGTGACACGCGCCATTGCCGATGCCGATGCTGAGATCGACGGCTATTGCGGCAAACGCTATTCCGTGCCCTTTTCCACCGTCCCCGCGATCATCCGGAAATTCGCCGTCGATATCGCCATCTATAACCTCTACGCCAGGCGCAAGGGCGCACCGGAGGACCGGAAGGATCGCTATACAAGTGCCTTGAAATTCCTGGCGGGCGTCTCGAAAGGGATCATCTCCCTGGGTGAAAACGATCCCGATTCCACACCGGCCAGCAACGCGCCGGAAATCGACGACGAAGACAGGATATTCACCCGCACGACGATGGAGGGGTTTTAAATGTTCGGAATACGCTGGCTCATAAAAGACGACCAGGCAAAATCCGCACTAAAAAAGGCGGCGTCAAAGATGGAAACCCCCGAGGGCGCGCTCCGGCAGTGCGGCGGCGTGCTCCTGCGGTCCATCGCCAAAACCTTCGAGGCGGGCGGCCGTCCGACTAAGTGGAAGCCCTCCATTCGGGCCTCGATGGCGGGAGGAAAGACTCTTCTGAAAACGGCCCGGCTGCTGCGGTCCATCACGATGCAGGTGGCGGCGCGGAGACTGACTGTTGGGACGGCGGTTATATACGCGCGGATTCACCAGCTGGGCGGTGTGATCAAACCGAAGTCGGGCAAGGCGCTGAAGGTCAACATCCCCGGCGTGGGCTGGCGGTCGCTGAAACAGGTAACCATCCCGGCCCGGCCCTTCCTGGTCGTGCAGGATGAAGATATCCGCGTATTTAACAGGATCATAGCCGAGGATGTGACCACATGAATTCATCGATGAAGGCGCTTTTAACAGCAATCGAGTCGGCCCTGCAGGGCTGCATCTCGTACATGCGCGACAGCGATATCTATATCACCGACAATCTCTACCAGATCCCGGAGGGCGCGCGCTTCCCCGCCTGCGCAATCAAGGACGGCGCGGTTTCGGATGTGGAAACACCAGGCGGGAGGTGGGTGCTCACCATGAACGTCTCGTTCGCGGTTTTTGTTCAGACCCAGAAGGAGAACGAGGCAGTCATGGGGAATGCCGACACGGGAGCGAAGGGTACCCTCGACTGTGAGGCCGACGTGATCGGCACGCTGTCGGAGAACCTGCTCGAGCTCGACGGCGTGGTGCTGGCGAGATGGACGGGCTCCGAAGAGTCCGAAAAGTTCGAGGATGAGCGGGAAGCCATCCAGATGAAGATCATAAGATTCCAATATGAAAAAGAGGAGGACAGGCCATGAACTACAGGCTGAAAAAAGGGCAGGAGAATATCGTGATAATGGGCGGACCATTCGAGGGGAAAAAGTTCGTCCGCGGCGTGGAGTATTCGGAGATCCCTCCGGAGGAGAAACACCGGTTCGAGAAAGTGGGGACAGATTTCAAGCCTGTCTCCAAAACAAAACCGGCGACAAAATCAATCGCCGGAGGAGGTGAATTATGAGGTCATACCAAGGGACACACAATCAAATTGCCGTGTCGGCCAACGTGCGCGAATCGGCAATCAACACGGTCGCCGCGCTGGATACGACGATCCTTTTCGATCTTTCCAGCATAATCAATTTGAAACCACGCCGCCAGTCTAACGAAGACGAGGCCACGGGATACGAAGAAGCTGATCTGATTTACGATCTTGGTGCAACTTCGGGATGGCCGTTATCAGCATCCCGGGCGCAACCGCAGCATTTCGCGTTTGTTTTGGCCTATGCATTAGGGGGCGCGTCGGTGGTCGGACTGGGAGACGGATATAAGCATTCCATCGTCCCCATCGCGGGGGATCTCGATGACGACCGATCGAACCCCACATTCACCGCGGCTATGCGCTACGGGAAAACGGTGCTGAAGCGCCGCTTTGCATCGATGGCCATTTCTGATTTCACGGCCAGCTTCGCGAAAGACGACTGGTGCAAGATCAATGCCAACTGCGTCGGCTCGGGTCTCGTGGCCGACAATATAACCGAGGAGGTCGTCTCCGCCCTCCCCACGGTGGAAGCGCTGACCCTGGCGACCAACGCTGTCGAGGGGACAGCGGCTGCGGACCGCCTGGCCAACGTGCAGAGGATCCGTGCGGAACTCACCACGGGCGTCTGGACGGAGGTTGTTTATACAGCGGTTTCCGACGCTGAGCCTGCCGTAATCACCATCGTGGCCCCAGGAGCTGGCGAGGTGGTTGTGAATTACCGCATCCTTTACATCCCCGAGGAGGCGGACTGGCACATATTCCCGGCACGGGTACAGGAGACGCCGCTTCGCGTGGCGCAGATGACGGTGAATATGGGCGGAAAATGGGGTGGCGCATCATTCACCGGGGGCCGTTCACTCGCCGCTGAGGTGAAGAACATCGATTGGAATGTTCAGAACGGGATCACGCCGGAATTTGTGCCCGGAGGCGGCGGGGCATACGCGTCGCGAATGATCCGCGAGGGGCGCACACAGACCCTGAAACTGAACCGGGAATTTCGCGAGTATATCCTCCAGCAGCACATCGATGCCAACGATGAGTTTGGCGTCCACATACAGTGCCTGGGCGGACTGATGGACGATACCTACTATTACACGGTGGATATCGCATTTCCGGCCTGCGGAGTTGTCGAGGCCCCCATCAGCGTGGACGGTAAACGCCTGGCAGAGGCCGGAGATCTGAGGGTGCTGGAAGACGCAACATACGGCAGCGTAATCACCTACGTCCAGAACCTGCAAACGAAATACGCCGCGGCGGTGTAGAGCGCTAAGGGGACTGTCCCCGGCAAACTTATTCGGGGACAGATTTAAATCTGTCCCCCTATCGGAAGAAAAAAAGGAGAAAACTATGGCACGACAATTGACCACAAAAGACAGCAAAATGGCGCTGTATGACCGTCTGTCCGATTCCGATCTGGAGTTGTACTATCGGCTGCCTACAACTCAGGAGCAGGTGGCATACGACAACGCCCTGATGACGCGGACGCGGAACAAAATCAAAACCGCCGTGGGCGAGACCAGGATGAAATATGGCAAGATAATTATCACCGGTATCGGCGACGATTCATTCACGATTGAGAAGGACGGGAAGCTTATCCCCCTCCATTCGCGGGCTGACTCGGAACATTACGATCCCCGGTGGAAAACGCACGTTGCGGATATGGCACCCGACATTATATCAAAATTCGCGTTTCTCGTGTTCGAGGCATCGGTAGAGCAAGCAGGTGATGACAAACCCGACAATGAGAAGGAGGACAACCCTGAGCCGGACGAGGACCCTACTTAGCGGATCTGGAGCGGATATACGGGGAGGGAGTGTGTGATGTCCGGGATCTGGCAAAATGCGAGGCCGAGGTTGGAGAAGGGAAAAATCTCGAATGGACATGCGCCCAGTGCGGCAAAATCCGCGAGGCCGACATCCATCCTTACACGCGCAAGATCACCAGGATCCGCCGCCGCCGCCTCGCGGGATATCCCTTCCGGGCGAACGATCTGACCCCCGAGGAATGGGACGATCTCGGCCTCCTGGAAGAGTACGAAACCAGGGCCGATACGTCACGACCGAGGCCGGTGATGATGGTCCGGATGAAGGAATAAATCGAGGGGACTGTCCCATTTTTCGAGCATCGAAAACAGGGACTGTCCCCGGC